GCATCCGCGACCTGACCAACACGGTCAAGGCGGAGGGCGCGGCGTTGAGGGGTCGGGTGAATGCTTGGAAGGCTCCTGCCACCAATGTTGGCGACCACGCTGGTGACAGTGAGTGGGTGAAGCCCTTGACACAGCTTCTCTGTATCTTGCCTCCGACATCATGTGCCCTACTGCCACCTCGGTACCAAGAGTTCATGAAGTCGCCGGCTGACGGTTGCATGCACTTTTACAAGACTGATTTTCACGTCCACACGTTCCTTAAGACCCGCATGTGGGAATGTCACCCGATGCTGCCTATTCTCGATGTCGATTGGATCGAGGGGCGTGTAAACCGGGCTTAGAGACATATATAAGTATGACCTACAAGGCTGTCTCTCTCAAATGCCACATCCGCCAACATGGAACGACATCCTTATCGGCCCGACCTTCGTTGTCAACCTCGCTGCCAGCACCGACCGGCTTGCAAAGGTGATGCCCGAGATACAGGCGGCCGGTTTTTGTAATTGTGAGCGATGGGCCGGAGTAGATGCACGTGTGCGTGGGGCCCTCGAGGCAGGTTGGGCCCGGCATCAAACACCAACTTTCGATCCAAGTGACGGCGAGTTCGTAAGCTACCCTGGTAAGCAAGGGTGCTTCTTGTCACACATTGACCTATGGGCCCACATTATAAAGACTGGCCTGCCCTACGCCACGATATTCGAGGACGACGTGTGCTTTCATAGTCACTGGCGAGCCTTGGCCCCCGAGTACTTTGCGGCAACGCCGACCGACTACCATTTGATGTACTTTGGCAATCAGATCGACTACATGATGGCCGGTCACATTCAGCGTACACCTGTATTTTGCACGCACGCATATGTAATTACCCTTGAGGGCGCTCGCATCTGTTACAATGCGCTCATGAAAGACATTGCTGGCGTCCGGACCATTGACTGCATGCTGATCGATCACATGAAACGCGATGTCTTTAGTGGAGGTGCAATACGTGCACCTTTTAACTGGTATGCATGGAACGGAACAGCCTTCTTTGATCCACGGGCAACCTCAGATCCGGATTGGGCAAAAAGGAACACCGGTCTCGTTTTTCAAGACGTGACTTGGGGGTCGTTGGTAAGGCATTGGCCTTAAAAAGTAAGAGTGTGCAACGCAAAACAACAACGTGTAATTTAATGGCTTTCACATCCTTATTTAAAGCCCACTCCGGGTACTCATGACCCATGCAGGCAAACTTTGAGCCATTTCGGCGTTATGGTCGGCTATGGCCAAGAAGAGTGAGCATATTGTGTAAAATTGCATGTCGCACGGCTCACGTATTAATTTTTTCATGGCCATCGCGAGTGCGTAACGAGGACCTTCCATCGGGTCTTCTTCGACGGCAACGTCCAACTCATTCATGAGAAATATGTTTGTTGGAATGTGAGGGTTTAGGTTCATGAGCTCATAGATGTAATAGACGTTAAAAGGGTGAATATTAGAGAACCATTCTATTTGTGTGTAAAATCCCAACCTTTCGTATCCATGAAGTACGTCGACAAATGCATCGGTTGGCGTCCTCCAAACTATAATAGGATTGCGTGCAAGCATGGGCAATCGAGCCTCGAGTCGGTTGAGACGCTGCGATGCCTCCTCAGTTATAAGCTCCCGGGTGAAGGGATTGATGGCTTCACCGCCATTGGCATCGACATATCTTAAAAGTTCGGATAAGCTTAATACATACAACTTCCCATGTTTACACACATAGCTAAAGCGCTCGTTCTGAGGAATATCTGTTATAGATTCGAGTGTAAATGGGTCCTTATCATTCATTGGTGCCATGCATGAGCCTGGCCCTGTCCAAGGCCCTAGAAGTATCATGCTTTGTTTAGCGATGAAGTTGCGCACAAGGCGTTGGGCGCTTACGAGTCCTCGCATCAAGAATGGCGATCTCGAAATCATAGCCGCAATGAAGTATCGCTCGGCAATGAAGGACGCTGGCGACATGCGACCAATCCAACCTATAGTAATGGCTTTTATGGACAGCTCGTATTTGGGAAATATGTACTCAAGCATGACCGCCGCGGTCATAAGTGTATTTGATCGATCACATACATAATCCGGTCTCGCCCGTGCAAAGTACTTAATAACATTGTCCCAATCCCATCTATTCTCGTTGCGCAACATGATTCTCAAAAGTCGTTGTACGGGACGTTGAGCCTCAGCTTTATGGTTGCTTCCGCAATAACCACACTTGCGGCATTCTTTGCGACACGGAGCCCCATTGCTTTTATATGGTCGGTGCATGCAAATAAGGAGATTTTGCGTCGCTAATTGCATCGTTGGCGGCATCGGTAGTGTGACATCGACCTCCATCTATGGCGCCTTACCTATATGTTTGTTTATAGACCCCACGTCTTAAGTCACCGTATTTGACCAATTTTGCGCCCCGCAGTAATGCTAGCAACCAATATGAGTGTGCCAATTGCTGTAAGCACGAGTGCCTTAAGAACGTCTCTTTGAATCCAAATCACTAAGAGAAACAATGAAAACATTGCAAGGGCAACACTAGCCGGAATGGCATTCTTCCACTTCATGATAAAAGGGATCATAGGTATTATGCCCGCCATCACGTATGATGCAAACATGACTGCTGCATATAACAAAACTTGGGACATCGTGTATGCAGCCTTTGTAGTAAGCAAAAAACTTTCATCCGCTAAAAATGCCCCAAACGCCATGCTTGCTGCCTCGACAAAGATGAGGATGCCACCCGTCGTAAGGATAGCCGGTAAGCCAAAGCCCGCTGAGGCGACGCCGACAACAACACCTGTAGTCGAAATTAGGCTATCTTCAATGCCGTAGGTTAGGTTGCGCACGATGAAGGGGTCACTCAACCATGATGCCATGCCATCTCTACTTAGTGATGCGTTTCTTCTTAGCGGACGCGAGCTTCTTCTTAGTTGTAGAAGATGTCGGTTGTTTGGCAACTGACCCACGTGCACGCGGCTTACCTCCTGCTCTCGGGAACATCTCGTCCACCTTGAGGATAATCGCATCGGCACCGACAACCTTCATACGGTACGCTACTTCTTCTGCCAGCATCATAGCCACCTTTCGACGCTCGCTATCATCCATGTTCGGATCGGTTTGACGTAGGATGGTGAGCTCCTTGGCCAAGCGGTCTTTATAAACCAATTGTACCTGCGCAGCCAACTCTTGAAGAAGATCGGCTCGAGCAGCCTTCTTCTGTTCCCTCAAGGCTTTCCATTGGTCAGCACGTAGAGTGCGGGCCTCTTCGCGTACTGTTTTAGCCGATTGTAGAGTAGTACGTATTGAAGCACGTGCAGATGCGGACGATGGTGTAGGTTTGCAATCCGATTTACCGAAGCATGCAAAACCTCCGGCTGTTTGCATCTTTAATATAGTGGACGGTCCCGACATAACTACCTACAATGTACTTGCTACAACTCCTTTCCTCCTCTATCTGGTATTGCACATTTTGTATTCAGCAACCCAAAGACGTCGGGCAACCCCAAAAAAGGACGCGTCACATTTAGTCTTTAGCCACCCAAAACTACTTAAGCGATACAGTTCATTACTGTACACTTGCCCAAGGCACTCGCTCACAGTCTCAAGTTTTACTCAACCATGTCCGTCAAGGCCAAGAACATCGATGTTTCGGCGATTCGCTTCGGCGACGTCCGCACGCTCGAGGGTGCTGGTGGCGCCAAGATGGTCAACATGACCTACAAGGGTGGCCGCTTCTTCATGCAGTCGGCGCTGATGCCGATCGACTATGGCCTGAACGACAGCTACGCTCTTGACGACAAGCTGAACAAGCCGCACGATGGGCCCCGCAAGTTCACTGTAAGCCTGTCGTTTCGCGACGTGGACCGCAACCCGGCGGTCAAGCATGTTCACGAAAAGCTCATGGAGATCCAGGAGGCAGTGATCGATGCAGCCTACAAGAACCGCCTGGCCTGGTTCAAGAGCGACTGCAAGAACATGCGCGAGATTGTGGAGGCCAAGTTTTCGCCGATCGTGAAGCTCGCCATCGATCGCGACACGAAGCTGCCGAGCACCACGCTACCATCGTCCATGCGCATCAAGCTGCCGTACGACGAGAAGACGGACACCTTTAACTTCGTGTGCACTGATCTCGAGAAGAACGCTCTTGAGTTCAAGGATGTGAAGGACAGCCTTCGTGACACTCGTGCACGCATTCTGTACCAGTTCACCGGTGTGTGGATCACCAGCACCGGCTTTGGATGCCTGTTGAAGGCGACCGAGGTGCACCTTGACTCTGTGAAGGTCGTCAATGCTCCAGCCATGGAGGAGGACACGGATGACGAGGGTGGCAGCGAGGTCGACGAGGACCTTGTAGCTGACGTGATTGCAGCGGCACCCGCCCCGATTAAGAAGCCGGTGCCGGTTGCCCCTAAAAAGCCAGTTGCACCGGCGCCGCCTGTGATGCTCCCCGACTCCGATGAGGACGAGGAGGAAGAGGTCGAGGAGGATGAGCCCGCACCCGTGCCGGAGCCGGAGGAATCCGAAGAGGAGGATGAGGAGCGGGAGCCGACCCCGCCGCCTCCCCCGCCCAAGAAGGTCGTGAAGAAGACCGTCGCCAAAAAGTAAAACACAAACTTGACCAAAAAAATCAGCACTCATCATTTTGCATTGTTTAACTCCTCATTTTTGCTCTGGCATTCCCTCCCATTCGAGAGATCCTTCGTCCTCCGATCCATCGAATTGCAGTCGCTCTTCAAAAACGGGGTTGTTTGATACAGATGCATGTGTTTGCTCTAAAGCTTGTAAACGACGATGAAAAACCGCCATTGCTTCTTCTAACAACTGTAACCGCGCCTCCATGTTGCAAATTGAGTTATCAGTTGCTCGCTGAAAGCGCTCATCGTCAAGCGAACGCATCCAAAGCTCAAACTCTATAAATCATATGACATTATGATTCTAAATATAAAGGCAATGTATCCTTATAGGACTACGTCTTCTTGTTGTCAAACGTCAGGGAAACGTCCTCCTTTGGAAACGTCATTTGTAGGTACATACCAAATGCTGGGTACGTCCCTTGTAAAAACTTAAGATGGCCCTCAAACTCGCGAATGAAGCGGAGGAGCGGCACTTCCATGGTGTGGAGTGTGCTAAAGAATGCTTAATGCAGTGGTGTTCTTATCCATGAAGTCATTTTTTGTAACAGTCGCGCCAGGCACAAGTTCACTGTGTTGGAAATCCAGCGTGCTATGCCTGCAACGCTCCTTCCGTCTACCACGCCATTGTCACTTGATACAAACTCGCTGTCGTTGTCTCTATAATCCGTGTTTTCATTCACCGCCTCCTCCTCCGCCTCCGCCGCGTCAACCTCCACCGCCTCCACTGCGTCTGTTAGTTCGACCAGCTCTCCTGTCGTTAAGAACCGGTAAAACGAATTCTTGCCGTGCCAGTCACCAATGTCTATCGTGTATGCGTCGCCCGTATAGAAGTTCCATATTTCAACACTGTCAACCTCGATATGGGCATCCCATGCAAGCGTGGCATACCCAAGAAGCTGATAGAGCTCCCGCGTGCTAGGTGCATGGTTAATGGTTTTGATGTCAACCAACCTGGTGCCGATAAGAAGGTCGGCATCAGCAGGTATGTCATCATCGCCAAGCGCGGGCGTATATCTGATATGGGTTGCATGTTGCACTCGTGGACTCACAAATCCTTTCAGATTAGTCATAAAATTTTTAACTTTTTCTAGGTTGTCCTCACAAACCCACTTCGTGACTTCCATGAACTTTTCTTCTGCGTTGCTTTCTCTGTAAAATCCTTGTGCTGCTGAAACGACGAGAACATCAAATATTATGTCTTCGGTAGGATTCAAATCGTCGAAAAACTTCGAGTAAGCAAGGAGCCAGTTGTATTTGAAGCATTTGCTGATTACGTCGTTACCAAATGGAGTAGATTTGCATTTATTGTCATAGAACTTGATGTGTCGGTCTTTAAATTTATCTTTATAGGACCTGGCTTCCCATACCACCCTACGCACTAGATAATCCATAAAGATTCCCTCATACTGTGGCCAAATCTTCGGTAGGTTCAGCATGGGTGCATTCCCACTGCGCTCCCACTCCGGCAGTTTACATATCTGCTTCACGAGGTGCTCACTCGTGCTCCACTCTAAATTCTTAATCCGCGTTGTAAGTGAGCCTTTCATTGTGTATGCTCGATATCACTTATCACTCGAAGTCAATTTTTGATGTCGCAAAAGGCAGTGCGTGCTAGGCATTCGGCACACCCCTCGTAGGGGAACGCTTGCCATGCATTCGTCTTGGAATAGATTTCAGCCATTTGCGACATGTCGACATGGAGTTCACATATATCCATTTCTATGTTTAGAACCTCTGTCGACGTGTCTCGAATCGCGGCTTCTAAATCGGCAATCCGCGAGTTTTCCATGACCACTTCATAATAGGCATTTGCAAGCGTGTGAAACGCCCATACGGGGGCGTCCGGCTTAAGCGTAGGTACTAAGTACTACGTAGGATTAGGCTTTTGAGTAAGAAGTAAAATGCCGGTGCCGAACTGGACACGCTTTAATGCTGTCATCATAACACGCCACAATGATATAGCCCTCTATGGCAAATGTGTTACATTTTTGGCTCACATCCCATTTCCTCGCATTGTTATCAAAAATCCAAGGCCCGACGAGTACATGGACCGGATTCTCAGCAAAGACTTTGATATGTACGATTGGATCATTAATATTGACGACGATGCATTTTTGTGGAATCCGACTCGCCTTTATGAGCTCATGATCTATATGCAACGCACGAACCATCACTATTGTGGCATGAGTGACGGGCTTACATTGACCCCTAGAGAGTGGGGTAACCCTGCGAGCATGAATCCGTTTTTCAATGTATTTCACATGAGGGCTATTCGAAAAATAAAGTCAACAGAAAACCACGAGCCGACAATCATTGATGCAATGCAGAACAAAATACCTTGGCACTCTCTCGAATGCTATCTGCGAGCACTTGCACCGGCGCCGAGTCATGCCGAGTGTGCGCAGTTTTCTTTCAATCTTGAACCCTTTTATCCGCACTTTTTCGACCTTCTACGATACACGAATCCCCTCTTTTTGAAAGGACAATCTTACGTAAGCACGGCACCTATAACAGATCAGCACATGCGATCCCAAAACATACCGATTGCACAAAAAGAAGGTATACTATTTCATGATGATCCGACCACGACAATTCTTTATGACCACGAAGGCGCGCCTTTCTTATATCACACATGGTATGCACGGTGCTATTCTGACCCTGCAAGCCCACATAAGGTGCGCATTGACCGTGTGGCACACGCTGCTAAAGAGGCCTACAAAGACTTACTTACAGTACACGCAACGTCCACATCACGATCAAGAACATTTGAGTCGCCGCTATCATCGTCCCCTTCATCGTGGGGTTGCCCGTCTCCGCAATGATGCATGGGCCCGTCCCAACCCAAATAGAGCATGTGACGGTATCGACGAATCGGTAAAACACTGCCGATGACAGTGCAACGAACGCAATGACGGCAATGACGGCTATCTTTATTTTTATGCCGAATCGCCGATCGCTTTGTGCAATTTGAGCATTTGGTTGCCGAGCAACTATGGGCATTGGGACGCGTGCAGGGACCGGATGCGGAACGGGCCCTGGTCCTGCGGCAGCCGCAAGGGCCGCCATAGTGTATGGATTCATGGGGGGCTCTTTGGGGCTGAAACCACTGTAGTCGTGGGGGACACTTGGCATTGTCAACACGTACAGCCTTATCCACACTTACATATAGGTAGCAAAATCACATTGCTTTTGTTGTACTTTTGCGTGTAAAAGGCTTGCGTGTAGCCCGCCTTTTCTTTGGTGCCGACGTGTCGTTTGCCATAGCCTCTATCGGGTAATTCATTTGAATGTAAGCATCAAATGCCGCATCCTTTCCGTCAAACATATCGGGTAGGCCCATCGCGCATGCCCGCCTATTACCGCCAATCGTTTTCACAAGAGTGTCAACATGTGTAGCTTCAAACTGCTCGAGCAGCCATTTATCAATCGTGTCCACCATGCCGACGTTCTCTTGAAGGGCCTTTTCGAGCCTCACATAGAAGCCTTTGTCGCACTTGATCTGCATGCCGCCCCTCCAAAAGAGATCCTTGTCCTCAAGCTTCGCCATGTCAACCTCGGTGCCGTTTTTGCTTTGAACGGTGTACAGCAGCCATGCCGCAAAAGCACAGCACAACAGTGCACGCTCCCATGCAGGCATTTCCATATTCCAGTAGCGGCGAGCGATGTTCCTGCCCTCATAGGAAAGTGCCTTTTTGACAAACCACGTCTCCGTATGCCCCTTCTTTTGTCCGTAGTTCTCGAATGAAAGAAGGTCAAGAAAGAGATTGGACATGCGCACGACGTCGGGTGCTTGTGTAGGGTCAGCCATTCGGTGCTGCATATTCGCAAAGTTGCCGCCCATGCACGCCAGGTCGCAGAGGTACAAGTGTTTTGCAACGAGCATCATGGCAGGCGCCGCGCCTTTGGGGTCGTAGTCATCGTCGTACTCGTGCTCATCGGTATAATCGTCATCGATCTCTTTGCGTGCATCGGCTGCTGATATGTTTCCGTCGGCTGCGTAGGCCATGAAGCCCTCGAAGGTCATCTTAGTCAGGTCGCGATGTGGCGGATTCGGTATGCACAGCTTGGTCACATCGATCGGAATGCGATCGATGAAGGTCTGTAGGGCCCCGTAGCTTTGAAGGAGCTCTTTGTCGAACGTGACCCGGCCGTAGTCTATCAATATGAGGCGCTTTCCTTTATCGGCTTTATCGGTCCCTTCAACACCGTACAGAATATTGCTAAAGTGACTGTCATTGTGCGCGAAGCCGAGGTTGATGCCCAAGTAGGCAATTGCCCCGAGGAACTCGGGAAGGGTCTTCAAGATCGACGCGATTGGGTGACGCTGGTCCTTGATGGTGGTGCTCAGAGACTTGCCCTTGACGGCAACAAAGGCCGAGCACATCACCATGTCGCTCGAGCCCGGCGTCTTGGCCGGACCGCACACGGCCTTTGGCTGTCGCGCCTCGAACATGTCGGCAGGAATCCAGCTCGACTTGAGCTTTGCTAACGCTTTTTGAGAGATGGGAGTAATGTGGGTCGTGAAGCAGTCGACGTACGTCATCAGGCATTGAAGGCGCGGCTCTCGCAGTTTGAGCCAAGTCAACATGTACCCATTTATGGTATCGTTCAAGGGCGAATCGGCTAACGGATTGGGAAGTGCGAACTTGATGAACAGCGGGACGGTTGCTTGCGACCCCACCATCGACGCCGTCATGTACGTAAACATGCAATGCGCCGAGTTGGCTTTGAGCTCCGAACTGAAAAGCACTCGAGAGAAGGCTATGAGAAACACGAGCGTCGAGAGCTGAGCGTCGTTGCAGCCAATGTCGGCATCCTTCAAGCCTTGTACAGCATTTTTGTACTCGGCTTGCGTCTTTGCGGCTTGGGCGGCCGATAGCAGACACAAGATTTCTTTGGGAATGCCAAGTGGTTTCGGCTTTGTCCTCATATGCTTTGTTACATTGAAGGCGCATAATGTAAAATGACAAAAATGACACGTAAGGTTCATCCCTCAACTATCCAAGTCATGTTGAAGCTTTCGGCAAGGGCGCCTGGAATGCATGTCCAACACATGAGTGTCTTGTTGCATTCGTATGCCTCGTAGCGTCCGAGTTGGCGCAAGTAGGCCTCACGCCGTGCTTCATCAAGCGCCATGTAAGCATTGATTTGCTTCTTGGTGAGCACCGCCGGTATGTTGTCGCTAGGATCGCCCATGAGCACCTTGCGGCGAATGTCGGCCGTTCCTTTCTTGACGCCGTCTGGCCAAATATCCTTGAGCGGCAAGCAGAATATGTCGCACTTTTCGTCCTTGAGCTGCAAGAAGTCGTGGTCGCTCGATATGATGATGATCTGTTGTTGCTCTCCCATTATGGCACGTACTTGACGGTGAAGTAGGCACACAACATCATCTGCTTCGAGCTTGGAGTGGGCAACTTTGTGGTGTGCATGAAAGTCGCGTAAAACATCGTGGCTATCCTCACATCCATCTGCAGATTGAGTCCTATAGCGCCGCTTGTATTCCTCGTATACTTGAATACGCCATATAGACGACGGTGGACAGTCATAGCAGAATATGATGTTGTCCGGGGCCACTGCCTTGTTACCGCGCCCTATGAGCCCCCACTTTTTCTGGATCTTCGTGATGTCGGCATTTGAATGTTTGATAAGTGCCTCGACGAAGCCTTCCTCTCCGGCCTCTTCATTGTTCTTCATAGACCACCATCGCGACGTCGCAAAGAGCCGATGGATTGTGAAGTAGCTGGCGTCAATCAAGATCACGGGCGCAGCGCGGCTTAAGTGAATAGTTGTCATATTCAATGTCCGATCATTGGGACCGGTGAGGGTGTCGTTTTTTGGTTGAGCTTAATGGGCAGCATTTCCGCTTTTTATAAAGTCAAGGGCCTCTAAGTCCATGACACGTTGTTGTTCCGGAAGGCACCGTTGTTGCATGCGCTCCCATTGTGCAAATACTGCATTGTCCTCGTTGTAGTCTATACTTTGATCGTCACTATCTTCTTGGTCATCTTCTTCGCGAACGTAAGCAAGAATGTCACCCGTATAATTTCCATTTAGCAGGCTTCTCTCAAAGCGTTCTGTTTGCTTTGGCTCATAGTAATGAAAGGCAAATATGATGGTGTGGTTTACACCCTTAAAATCGTAAAGGTCGCCACCGGGACGCTCAAAGCGCAATGTCAACTTTGTCAGTTTACCTATAGGATGAAACTCTCGTAATGCAACTTTGTTAAAGTCCAACCTATTTTCGCTATAGCCTATCACTCCAAGTCGCAATTTGGCGAGCCCGAGAGTGTGACGGCCTACTGAGAGCGAGCGCACCATGTTGTCCTCAATCTCCGGGCAACGCAAGGTTACATAACGCTCTCCCACAAGCGAAACAATACCTGGAGCCTCCAATCGATGAAATGCTTCTGCAATACGAACTCGCATCGACATGTGGTAGAAAATATTTGCGGTATCCGCAGCAGGCACCCATGGCCCTGCTGCCCCAGCATCACTTTTAAGAAATGTTGTTGTGCCATTGGCAGCGCTAGATGACACATCATTATAGAATACACTTACGGGTTTAAGATTGTCGTTATTGTAGACTATTATCCAATAGTCTTGATTTGCATACACATTAACGCTCACAGTGGCGTTCACAGTTGCGTCACTAAAAGAGCCGTCTACGGAAGAAATGGCAAGTTGCCCTGTTGCCATTACGGTCCCCGGAGATCCAGATGCATTACTCCGAACCTCCCACAACACAAAATCATCGATGCTAGTGGATGATGATGCCAAGGCCACATCAAGACCAACAAAAAATGCATCATATGGCGCTGTCCAACGTTGCGCTGCCCATTTCAAGTTGGAAATTGGTTGTGATCGTAGGACACCTCGAGGACCTTGAAAAACGAGAATATCCGGTCCTCTTGATGGCCATTCACGATCCGTGCTTGCATACAGCCTTGGTGATCGAATGGTGATGGATCCCGTGGTGCCAGTCGCGCCACGCCATTCATACGAACGACCAACGCCCACCTCGAAAACTTGTCGTCCTCCGTTCATAACTTGTCCACCTCCTTCAACGAAAACAATACCACTCACTGGTGCAATGAATGCACCCGGAGTTCGTGTTGCACTGATGTTTATGCGTGCTGCATCACCTGTAGAATGTAGATCGAAGCCGAGCGCCTCCGCGATCGTTGACATTTCCATGTCAATAATGAACGAGTACGGACATGTTAGGACCAATGTGTTTCGAACGTCAGGCGGGCTACTCAATGATGATACGGTTATTCCCGCACTCACGGCACCTTCACTATCTTGAAGCACACTTGCGAGCATCACCGCATTCAGAGCGGGTAGCAATGTTTGTATGCTGTAGTCACCAATTGGGACTTCAACGGTTGTGAACGAGGGAGCATCCGGAACGGATCCATCGGAAGTGTTATAGATGCAAAATCGGATTGTATTATTGGCAACATCGATGTTGTACATTGTGCGAGGTATCGTCGCTTCAAGGACCTCCATACCCACAATGTTCTGAAAGGGCGTCGGGAATCGAACAACATACTCACTCGGGGTTGGATGTGTCGAACGATCGCGGTCCTTGCTATCCACCAAGAAAACGTAGTTTTGCTTCACACTATGTGCCTTAAGGTAGTCAATATCCTCAATTGGCATCGTGTCCTAGTAGCACCCTCTGTTAACGCAACATAAATTGGCGCTCTAAGTAATGGATTGATCAATTTATGGTTGTTCAATTACAAAATAAGTTATTTTCATATGGCCTTGTTATGCCTTATTTAAGTGGCGTCGTACTCCATAATTTCTTAACATGTACGTTGCCTTCAAACAAGTATGGTTCTACATTCTTATAATCTCCGAATCTAATGTTTTCCCATTGGTTTTCATAGTACCCGCATACATTTTTGCATCCGCCCTCAGTTTGCCCGTCGTTGGCGACCGGGTTCGGGCACTCGCGCATCATCTTGACGGCGTAGTAGGCCGCGCAATCAACATTTGTGTCACACGTTTTTTGGCAAGTTTTCGCAAAATCAACTTTTGAATAAATCGTTTCTGTTCGCACCGGCATGTCATCAATTACATTAGCGTTTGAGCGAGTGTTGTATTCGACCTTAACCTCTAGTATCTGGTATTGCTTATCGATGGACCCAAGGTCACCTCGCATTTGACGAGTCGGGGCGCCCTCGGACCGTCCCGTCACGATGACGCCGTTTGGCACACGTATGCTTGCCACTTGGCGCGATGGATCCATTGCATTTTTGCCAGCAATGAGTCCGGTCGGAAAGCCCGAGTATAATGACTTTGAGAACGTGACAGGAACGATGACCTTCACATACAAGCTCTTTGGTGCGAAGTTTGCCGCAACCCACCCATTCGTGTTGTGGCCATGGATAGTTTGTTTTGTGCCTGTAAAACCGTCGCCGCTATAGAGTGTCAATTGGTAGCCGATTGGCACTAGAACTTGTTGAATCTTTGCAGTATCGTTGTAGTAATAGCTTGCGGCAAATGTCCCGTCGTTGATGTCGACAAAACGGTACTCATCATTTCGCAGAGTTGCAGTCCATTTTACCGAGGTAGATTGAGCATGAGGAGTCCCACTCATTACGACGGGCCGCATCGGGCTTATTTGCAAGCTACGCACGGATGATCGGCTCCCCATATTGTGTTCCCCTGGCGTCGTGTAGTCAATGCTCATGCCGTCAAACTTTAGGCCGGACCATATACGCACCGCCCAGCCCTCTGGTATTGTAATTTTGTCAACATTTCCAGAGACATTGCCGAGATCCGTTGCTGTAAGGTCCTTTGCGCCAATGTCCATTGTGGATGTGCCTGAGGTAAGTCTCGGTGGTACATAGGCCCCCGCTTGGCCTCGAATGGCCGGCACGGCGAGGTCATAAAACTTGCAGTAATTGTAAAAGTCACGGGTATTTCGAATGTTCCAATTCTTGTAGTCCCACCCTTTGTCATAGTTGCGCAACTGACACCACTTCATGCTGCCATTTGGGTTGTAGAACACGAACCGCGAGTCAAGATACGTATCTTTGTCTCTGTAATATGATCTGTCGATGTGGCCGTTTTCAAAGACGCACGACTGATATCCATTATTCCAAGAGCGTCCCTCACGCTTATAAACATGACGTAATGCTTGGTCCTTCAACCCTTTCCCTTGGTCATTACCTGTGTATTCAGCGACATTGTAGTGATGCAACGGAATGGACCAATCATTACAAGGATTATAAGGCGGTGATGGCGCTGGCCTACTTCCACCTCCTCCCATGTTTTGCTATTGATTCACCTCTAATATGCATACTAGAAAAATGATGGCCAAATGATGGCCAAATGCATGATAAACTCGTTTTACATCTTAAAGTATAAGCGCCCATCATTCGTAATGTATTTGTAGGGCTTTTCTAGAATTGCCAATTTCTTTCCCTTCACTCGAGTGAGCATGTTGTCAGCAATGGCTTCCATTTTGCGCTCAAGGTCCGCAATCATCATATTTACTAAATTAATGATTTCAACATACAGCTTTTTTCTTTTTGTTTCCAACACAAATTTTGACTCAAGGTCAAGTTGACGTTTTCGGAGGTCTTTAAAAATATCTTGCTTTGCAATCGTTTGAGGCGTCATGACAACACGCTGGCCACTATCGGGCTGGCTGTATAAACGGTATTCCTCACCTTGCTTGCGTTGCTCGGCCAAAACATCCTGAATATCCTTGTATGTTTTTGTCATTTCAATGGCTAAGTCACACATGTGTGACCTGTACGTATTTTTTAAGCGTATAAGTTCGGTTCGGGACCAAAAGCCAAACCCAGAGATAGGAGTATTGCGGACTTGCGAGTTCCCAAGGATCTTTTCAAGGTCTCCGGACATTGTTTCAACTTTGTCGACTCTATCGCACACATTCACATTAAAAACATAAACATTAGCTGTGTATTTAAGTTGAAATATCAGGGACCGTCCTTCGACCACCTCAGCGAACAATGTTTTTGCAGCCTCTGTGTAAACTCTCTTCATGGTTCGAATATTATTGGTTTTGCAATAATATGATGTTTCGATATTGAATCGGGCAGGCTCTTGCGGCATTTTTGGGTCCATCTTCAATATTTCTGCATTGTTGTCTTGACCGCTTTCTACTTCAATCATAGCGGAAGGATCAATGCGGCGAAGAAAGCCATCGTCCCAATCATAGACTTCAAAGTTAATAATGATGCCATCGGGTGTAAGGTCAAGTGCCATAAAGCGGGGTTGCATCTTCAAGATCGAATAAAAGGGTTGCAGTCCGGGCACAAGGGCCGGATTAAAGATTGTGCAGAATGTTCGGCGAAGGGGTTCTGCATCCATGGTGTTAAACTCAACACGTTCATTGTCAAGCTCATTGGACAGCTTGTAATTAAAACCCGTGCGTGCCAGGGTTTCACCGTTGGCACGCTCATTTTTTTCGAGTGATGCAAGAAACACTTCCTTTGCACCGGTTGCCGCTAGAGGGGCATAACAATACGCCCATTGACGTGGGTGCCCGCGATTGTCGCTGTCGCTTCGCATTACTTTCAACAGTGGAAACGAGGAGTGATCGGGGCGCACCCAATCGTTCATGGTGAACTTGCATTGACGGCGTTTTAGTCGGGCAGCATCTTCAAGAACACGATTGATGCGTGCAATTTCGTCAGAATGGAAGGTCGCGTTTTCTGCCTCCATGGTGGCACGGCGCTCTTTCAATTCAAGGACATGCATTTGATACATGCCATCATCACATTCTTGAATATGGTCTGTCAAGTACAAGTTGCAAGGCTTGAGGGGCAACTTGGCGATAACGCTTGCATCGATTTCTTCGAGGGGCTTATCAATGGGACAAGACGAAGGGTCTCCTGAAGAGCACTGGTATACTGTTGGTCCAAAACCTTCCTTGATGTGTGGTCGAGAAGCCAAGATACCAAGGGCAATGAGAACAACAAGTGCCACAAATAGCCCCCATATTGTGTGTTGTTTCTTACCAATTGGCACGATGGCGAGCACACCAACACACATGACAATAAAGGAAATACTTATGGCGACAACAATTACTGCATTTCGATTGTCTACATCTGTTGACATGGTCATATCTGTCGCCTTACCCACCATTACCCGATGTGCAGAAGAAAAACAAATGGTATTTTGATAATTACGGATCAGCAATCGCCAAATATCGTAAGCCGCATGCTCTTATCTGCATTCGTTCCAACATCTGCAAATTTGGCAATCACCGTACCATAACTCCATGTCTTTAAGTCCCTTTCGAGAGCAGCCAATCCAAAGTAGCCATTTTCCAAGATAATATGTCGGATGACAACATATGCAAAGGCATTGGTCGTTTCTGTCCAGCCTCCTTGGGATCGAATGCGTTGTAGGACACATGCAGCCATGTGGGCTGCATGCCTCCGTTCCTTTTCAATTAGGGCATTTACCTTCATGCCACTTTCGGCCGCAACAAAGCAAACGTTATACACATCGGCGAATGCCTCAACGACGGCTTCGGACCATAGGACATTGGGAATGATAACTTTGCCTACATGGAACGCATGTGCATTTGCCATGGGATCAATGCGTGTATGATGTAGTGCCTCGTGTAACATAACCTTTGGGTACTCCTCGTACCTATGGACAATCACAAGGCCATTGTGTGCCGGTCCCCTATAGGTGAATGCACCATTGATGTGTGACGCCTCAACAGGTGCACCTCGGGGCGGCCATGTGCGAAGAGAGGCTGTCGGTATGATGATGTAAGACAAGGGTGTTGTGGACCCGAGCGTTTCCATAAGTGCGACGACTCGTGCAATACACCGCTCAAACTTGAAGCGGTGCCATGTCGATGCGGCATTCGGAAGGCACACGTAAATAGCTTGAATGCGGCTCTGAACATCTAGTTCCCAAAGGTCCATTCCGGCCTTTAGCGCATCAATCGCATCTTGGAGCCCAAATTGACTAGACCGAAGATGCCCAGACCATTTTGCGACATCATCGGCATTCAATTGTCGCACAATGCTTCTACCATGTATCTGGTCTTTTATGGTGCTATACCGATCTACATCCACTGTTGCCTCTAGCATTTGTGCTTCCTTATACCCCTTACCTTTTACAACGAAACGATATGGATGCACCAGGCCGATTGAGACATAATGTGAAAGAGCATGTGCCAGTAGCGAGAGGATGCCAGATCGTCGTTGACACGGCTCTTGAACCAATAGGTCGCCACGCTGGCAACTGTCGTCAAGCATACGGCACCATCAACGGGCCGCCGCTGGCACATCCATACACGAACGCTCTCGATGCTCCAAGTGAAGCCGACGACATGAGCGACCGCAAAGTCGACGGCATGTGCCAGGGATGTCAAGGTCCCGTGGTAGGCAATACTCGTTATGCCTACCGTTGTACATGTCGTCAATATGCGCTTGTGCCCACGACGCCACGCCAGAAAGGCCGGCACGAAGAAGCCGCAACTTGTGATGACAAGACCTACGAATGGAGCTGCCATGCCTATCCCCCTTTCCTTAAACAGGTAAATCAATTGCGGTTCGTTGGGCCGGCCGCCAACCGGCGGCTCCGCCAACGGGAGAATCATTGTTTTCTAAAGATTTGCCCTCGAATGTCGCCATTGATATGGGTGTGAGTTCTTCGCTGGGGTCCTCTATGGCGGAAGGCCCGCCATGTTTGTCGTACGGGTATGGCTTAACAAAACGCACCACCTTGTACACGGAGGGGGCCGATTCGGATATTTTTTCAAAAGTCTTATGATTTTCACGAAGGAACAACACGCCTGATGTGCTTCTTTTGTGACGCGGAAGAGCAAGTTCTACGGTGATTGATTCGGCCAATTTAATATAGCTTATGGACGCTTGAAGAGAGCCCGCAATAATTTCTGGAATCTTCAAGAACGACTCTATGGCACCTATAAGCGCAACTACGAGAGAAGATACCCCGACACTGATATTGACAGTACCTTGATAGGCAGGTGGGAAGGTACTAGTTCCTATACTAAGAAGACCCGATACACTACTTAAAATGATTTGCGGAATGCGTATACGTGTTTGTTTGCGTTTATATTGAAGGTATGTCAGGTTGTAACGCTGCGAAAGATACTGCGATATCTTTATGAGCTCTGTCAAATAGCGCTCTTCTTGCTCGCACCAATCTGTACTCATGTCACAGGGGCTTACTTCTATACTACTCGGCAATACTATTACACTACACTTGGTTCATGAAAACGATTCGTCTTTAATGCAAAAAAGAGGGTACATCAACACACTAAGCTGTATAAAAGCTTCGACTTTCCCGAACCACCCCCACCAAGAATGCCTTGCCACCGAGGCGTAACGATAGCTTCATAAGGCTCTTGACGCGAATATCGTCTCGAACAGGCTCAAGAGACGTCTCGTTCGTCAGGACATTTTGCCAATGAAGGGCCCTTGTATTTGCAGCCATCCCTACTATGCATCGAATGCGCACACCAATGATGTCACCTTTGTTGTCGGCAATCCATGCAGGGTTACTGTCAGTGCAGTACTCCCACCCGGTCGCTACATATCGATGAAATCGAGCCAAGTTTGCATTTAGCATAAGACGATGTGCAAGACCGGCGATGTCAAAGTGGGTGGTTGTCTCGATGGTCAAGCCGTCGAGGTATGTGACTTCCGCCATTTGTACTCCACGATTACCCCTTACTTATGGAACACACGATGTAGGATTTGTGTCGTCCATGTAGGATCACGGTTGTATTGGTGTACCAAACAGAAAGGCACACCTTTAGATGTTCGTACAATGCCGTCGCTCCCAAGAAGAGGGGTCGGGTCCGTCAATTTTTGGCCAAAGTATGGTTGGTGTTGGGGCGCTTGAGTCGTACCGAGTTGTGCCGCCCACCCATCCTCAGACGTGTTCTTGCGTGTGATGGACGCCCATGGCTCTAAAGTTAACAGAACATTCAAGGCCGCTTGATCAGGGTTCGATGTTCTGCCACCTCTGGACACCAAGTTGACGGCCAAGCAAAGGTCAAGGAGGACGCCAGCATCCCCCGCAATCGTGCCTGCATTGTAGATCATCATGTGTGACATAGCCTCCCAGATTTCCGGTCCGAAGCTGTCTTGCATGTTCCGAGCACCAAACAAGCACTCGTCGCGGTACAACAAGCTTTCGCACCCGACGTTGAGGCGCTTGCCATCGCCCGCGTGGGCCTCGAGCCACGTCATCGGATTGGATTGAAAGATAACGTCGCGCACGTCGGTTGTGACAATGTAGCGATAGGCATGTCGCTCGGCCCTCAAGAAGGTCCAAAGGTGAAGAAAGCGATCGACGACGATGTTGACAGGGCGGCCCGGAAAGACGTAGTTGCCATCTGCCTGCACGAACGTAAATACACGCACGCCGATGGACCGTAACTGCTCCACAAACTCTGTGCTTCCATTATAAACAATCATTGCAACATCACCAACATACCCTACATTCTGAAGGCTCTGTAGCCACGCGGCTACGTGGGGCATGCTGTAGCCGGTTATAGCACCGACGACGAGATCCTTGCGTGGGCGCTCAGGGTCCATTGTATGTTTAATGTGAAGGACATCCATAAAAATAATAAGTTAGGCTTTAAATGCGCACAAAAGCATAGTCGGCATCGGGGCCGTTGTCGTGCAACCGGTGCACGGCACACTTCCAGCCAACGCTCTCAATCCACGGCAGCGTCTCGTCTACCATGGGGGCACCGTCATTGTAGCGCGTATGCTGCATCTCAACAATCATGTGTGCTGCATGGTTGATGGTGTGCAGACCACCCTCAATGACGTCGCGTTCGGCGCCCTGGACGTCGATCTTGACTAGGTCAGGTAGCGGAAAGTCATGCTCGGCCACGAGGTCGTCAAGGGCCCACGTCACACGCGGCATGCTCGTGCCGAGCGGGAAGAAGTCGCCCGCCGTACAGCCGACCTCGCGGTAATATGAGTTGCCGCCAGGATGTGTAGCATTCTCATACCACTCGACGACATCACCGGTGTTTTTGCTGAGGACGCCAATGTGGTAAGGCATGCCGGCCTCTTTGTAAAGAAATTCGGCCTTGTCAAAGGCATCGAAGGCGACAATCGTGGCACGAGGCCATATCTTGTGGGCCTCGTTGGACCAATGTAGGACACATGCACCTATATCGTAAAGGACGCGTGGCTCGAACCCATCCGCCTTAAGTTTGTATAGATACTCAACATGCGATTGCGGCAAAAGCGCCTCTTTGCTGAGGGCACGCAAGCGATCGGTTGTGTACGTAAGCTCGTGTCCTTGTGAGCTCATTGGTAGGTTGCACTTTGTTACATGACTTTCACACAAAAGCCTGTTAATGATGAACGCAATGCCCCTTAATTATGCGCGCCAAAGGTAGACCTATTCATTCACACCTATCATGGAAGCCTACTGTGTCAAGTGCAAAGGCAAGCGCGTCATGAACGATCCGGTCGAGGTAACCGGCAAGAACGGCCGGCTACGCATGGAGGGCAAGTGTCCCAAGTGCAACACAAAGATGTGCGTGTTTATCAAGGCGCATTGAAGACGATTGTAAATATTATCCTTACATTCAAAAAATAACAGCCTTGATATCACTTACGTGTTTTCTTTTTGCGGCCACCTTCCATCTCAACGGGCATGTCACCGACAGGCTCACCAACCTCCATCACGTCCTTGCGTGCCGCCTCTAGATTGGTCAATATAGCCTTGAGCTTGCTCTCTTCTTGTGCGAGCACCGCCTTTGCCTTGGCTACAATGTCGAGCTGAACGGTGAGCGCGGTCTCCGCTGCCTCAATGCGTGCCGTGGCATCCTTGTTCCAACGTGCCGTGCGGATCAACGCCTCGACTTGCTTCTTGGCCGTAGGTTTGCGGACCGTCTTGGCGCTCTTGGAAGATTCGACCACAAGAGGCACGGGGGCGCTCACAACCCGAGTCGACCTACGCGTGGCCATTTCAACGTTGGTGGGACGCTTGCGAGGCGCCTTCCGTGCACGTATAGGGGCATCCGTGACATTCATTCCCAACATAATGTTTGAAAGCTTGTTAATCTCATCGTCCGTCACGGGCACATGTGCCATTGCTCTGCGTGCGGTTGCCTTCCGCTTAACGCCCACGCTGTTGGGCAAGCGATACATGGCACCAATGTCAACAGACCGCTTGGGCTCAGTCTTAACGCCGCCCGCAGCATCGTAAGTGGCAACGTCAGCTTTTACGTCGTATGCTGTGATGTTTGCGTCAACTTCCATGTCTATATTCATTTAATAAGTTTGTTTTGAGGGGGGATTAGATCGGTGCATCGGTAGTTATGGCAATAATCATCGGGTAAAAAGTAGGGTTGTTACATTCAAGCGGTCGCAACAGGTGCAACTGCCTTAATAAAGTGGCGCTTCATGAAACGCTGGATGTTGAAGAAGCTAACCTCCTCCTCACCGCAACCCAGCAGCTTCTTTAGGGATGCGTTGGGCAGGATGATGCGCTTGTTCTCAACATTGAACAGGCTGTTCTCCTTGATGTAGGCATTTAGCTTGCGGGTGACCTCGGTGCGCGCCATCTCAGTGCCCTTGGCCACCGATAGGAAGACGCACAGCTCATCAGAGATCTTGGTAGGCTTGGCGAAGCCGGAAGGCGAAGTGCGGGCGTTGGCGCGCTTCTTCTCGGCCTTTAGCTTGGTCTTGGTCATCTTGTCGAACTCCTTCTGGGCGGCCTTGAGCTCGATCTGGATCTCCTTCATCAGGGCCGCGGCCGCCTGAATCTTGGTTGCCAGCTTGAGCATGGCATTGTCCGGAACTGCCTCTGCCTCAACAACGGCGCCGGTTGCGGCGACGTCGGCAATAGGGGCAGGGGCGTCAACCTTGGTCGGTGCAGCCTTTGCAGGCTTCACGACCTTTGCCGGAGTCGGGGCAGCAACGGGTGCGGCGGCGGCAGGAGTGACGGTAGAAGGGGTCTTCTTGATGGGAGCCATTAAAGCAAAGTCACACAGAACAATCTAGTTTCCGGGATGTCTTTACATGTGTTCTTATCCTTAAATGGTTTTCGGTTTTAGGGCACCGGTACAGGTTGGGAGAGGGTGCGTAGTAGGGCTAAGAATCTCTTTCGATCAACTTCCTCAAGGCCTTCCCATGAACTTTGCTTCGGCAAATCAAGAGCAATGCTTATGTAAATGTTGCCAAACCGCCACTGTGATGCATCGTTAAAGATTAAGGGAGTTTCAAGAGATGCGCATGGCGGCACGACTACTGTAAACATTGGTCCGTGTGCAGATACGTGTGGTATTTCATGCACGCTGCCCTCAAACCACTCAACGAGATTGACGGACAATCGACGGAATAGGTCCCACTTGCCCTGCTCGAACGAATCGACGGTAACCTCGGCATCTTTGCTCACAATCTCGAATGCGACTTCTACATTAGCATCATCATCGCAAAAGGGTGCGGGAAATACGCCACAATCTACGGCGACCGATGTGCCTGAAGGCAATACACGAATCTTGCGCTTACGTCCATCTTGAACATCCGCAGGAGTAACTTGAAGAGTTGCACGGAGGACACATTCTTCGGCCGAAGCCGCACGTTGACGTGCTTCCCGCATCTGTTTCGCCATGTTGAAGAGCGACTTCATTGTTTTCATTACCTCGGGAACATTCATGACCTTATTCCACGTTGATTCCCACTCATCTAAAGATGTTGGTATTTGCCAAGCTCCCGTTCCAGGAGTGCCTTGATCGTGTAGGGTCTTCATGATGCTTTGATAGGCATTCGTCACATCCTTAAAGATGGTTTCGTGTCGCTTGCGTTCCTCTTCGCTTGCATGCCCATGTTTATCGGGGTGATGCTGACGTGCAAGTTGTATGTATGCAGCTCGCACAACCTCAATCGAGGCATTTGGGGACACCCCCAATATTTCATACGGTGTCATGGCCGGCATTTCCAAGTGTTTACTACTCGTCCTTGGCTAACACGCAATCCTCTATATAGAGGGCACTGTGGACTAAATGAATAGATATGAAGACCGCACCCTCTGAAAAACCCGAAACTTCGAACGGCACCCTTAATCAGCTGTGGAGTGCCTTTAACGAACGATACGATGATGTCCTTGCCCTTTTGCCGTTTCATCAGCATCGCCTATGTCATTTAATTAAATCATGGGATGGCACAATGCCAAATGTGTTATTACATGGTGCTTGTGGGTTTCCATTCTTTCCCTTTTGGCAACGCCTTATCTATACCCCTCATGGTCGATCATTGCCAGCAGTCCATTTGGTACGTCAGGCCGTTTGGGCTGGGGGGCGTCAAACAAGCTTGCTACCATACTACGAGACGGACCTCTACATCCACATCGAGCTCCGGCATCCCAACATGCCAAAGGATGTATCTGTCATCATAGACTTCTTAAAGCACATTTTGCCGTCTCGATGTATTCACTTTGATAAGCACATCGTCGTTCTTCAAGACATCGATGTTCTCTGCAGAAAAGAAGGTGGGGCCACTGCAGTCCTCAAGATTCTTCTCGAGCGCTTTGCACACAATGTATGGTTCGTTTGCACAACGAATCGCATAGATGCGCTCGAGGGTCCCATCCAGAGCCGCTTTTTGTGCGTGCGCTTGCCATTGCCCACAATCGCAGAGAATACCGCAATCGCCACTTTACTATCGAGTGATGAGAGACCGCCGCACTTTCCTGTGACACGAGACCTAAGTGCCACATTGCTTGCAATGGCGAACGTACCACATAAAACGATCGGCCCTATCGTCATATCCACAAACCCAGCGGCAATACGTAAGCAAGCACATGCACTTATTCAACAAGACATCGCTTTTGATAGGTTGTGTGTGCATCTTGTCATGCATCCTAACGGGGCTCGAGCTGCACCGTCTACACCTGAATTGCTAGATGCATTGTGTAAGCTTGAGGTTGCTTTCAAAACACGAAAGAAAGGCCGGGACATTATATACTATGAAGCTGCGCTCGCACTTTGTGTGCGGCTCCCGGTCACTAGTAAGATTTCTGGATACGTTGTAAGGGGATGAGGGATCAATATTGTAGTAATTGAAGGCATGAAGTACCGATACATGATGTCAGGTGGCTACGGCAAGGTTTTTGTTGACGAAAATGCAAGTACCGTGTGTAAGAAGGTCCCCAAGGTAGGCCATGGACGGAGTCCGGGACAAAGCCCAAACCAAAGTCCGAAGCTCATGCCCTCGTATACAACAATCGTGGAGTTAGTGATGCTATCAAGCTTTCAAGCGATCCCAGGAATGCCGCGCATCAAGGCCATTGATGCCGAAGAGAAGACGATTGCCATTTACATGAAGTACCACGGAGATACATTAAACAAGTGGATCAAAACGTTTGCAAATCCCGACAATATTCATATTTTGGGAATGAGCATTCTTCGTCAACTTGTCACCACGCTCCTTCACCTCGAAAGTGCGGGGGTGATACACACGGACCTCAAGCCATACAATGTTCTCGTGGACCCAAACTCCTTGGCGACAACTCTCATTGACTTTGGATGTATCTCGGTTGCAGAGTGTCATTACACGCCTCGTGGGTCGCTTGCCCATGCGGATGGCATTGGAACCTTTCATTACCTTGCTCCTGAGCTAGTGTGGGGCAATAAGCCCACGTACACATCGCCAATATGGTCTCTCGCTCTCCTCACATGCACCTTGTTTGCTAGTTATCCTATATCGAATGATCTGACACACGATGAAAACAACGTGTGGCGATGCACCCGTCGAGAATGGCGTGACATACTAAAGGCCGCTCGTCAAGGTCCGCATTTGGCCTTGCCACGACATGTTTCGGCAATCATTGATGGCATACCCGAGCTCGCGCCTTGGGTTTATGGAGCACTGTCATGGGAGGCATCTAGCCGGCCGTCACTCATAGAGGTTGCCGGACATGTCCTTGGAGCACACATTACCACACATGTGCCTATGCCTATACCCATTTACGAGAGACAAGTTAAGATTGGCCACATGCCGGTAGATGCTCGGCAACATTGGATCGAATGCTTCTATAGTATCGCTCTAGACACTCACCAAGAGTCACACTTTGCAAGCGTTGTTTACTTGATGGATGCAGTCGGTTCATTGGTGACCGGTGTGCCTGCAGAGGTATGGACTGCAACATGCTGGGTACTCACAGGAATGTTGCACAATCATGTCTTTCTGGAAAGTGCTGATCACATTGAGCGGATTCAAAAGACATTTGGTGCAAACATATCAAAGGTCGCCGACGCCATCTGGACCGTTGGCGAGTTGCTTGCCTGGCGTCTTTACACGCGGGCATTTGATGTCATCTTGCTCCAGAACTACGGTATCTCTCTTGCACTCATTGAGCTTCGAAACTTATTCATGTCTCTAGATCGTCCTTGGTCACCAAGCGCTCTCGCAGCCACGTTCGCCCTATCTCACAAGCATACATAGCCGGCAAGCACTTAAAGAACAGAGGGCCTTAAATATGCAGTTTTAACGGTTGATTAGCAGTTGTATTGCAAATGTATAGGGAACTACTTTTGGGATTGGCGAGGGACATTTGGGTTCGGGTGGAACACCTAATGGATCATCCGATCCCCATTGATCGTGAAGCCTATGTGCGTGCCCTGATTGGATCACGTCGCATTCTTCAACAAGCCCTTTGCGATCTTAATGACACGTATCGTGATAATGTGTTGCTCCCAGAAATTGCACATTTAGATCTTGAAAAAGAAGAACGAAACTGTACTTCTACAGATGCCGCAACGAAAGCCATTACCTTTTATATTTTAGCGAGGTTTCACAGCTAGGATGCGGCCTTGTGTTGTTTTTGTGTAACCGGTGATGATAGAACTCGCATTACCGCCATGTCCATGTTGCTTCAGATGGCATGCTTCACACAATGCCACGAGATTGCTCCCATGATTTTTATGCACATGCCCATGAAAGCCCCGCGCATCGGCAGTATTCTGATGTTGAATGTGATGTACTTCTGTCGCCGCTTTGCCACATAAGCCACATGTCCGTGATGCGACCAAGTGATTGTAGCGCGACCCTTTGCTTGCTGAAATGAGCGGTTCCACATTCATAAGAACACGCCGCGTGATGTCCGCTTGTTTTAGGAAACTATCGGGCAATCCAAGTCCACGGCACACCTCTAATCCGTAGGTCTTATGACCGATCCCTTCCCGGAGAGAGCGGTCATACACGAGGCTACCACTTTCCGGCTCGCACTCTACATGCAAATGGCATGCACGAACTTTCCCGGCCTCCAGTGCGGCTTTGACAATGTCGATCTCAATGAGATCATGCAAATGAGTGGCAAAGACAAATGTAGACGACCTTTTAAGAAGCTCATTCAGGCCCGCCGAAACAATAGCTAGGCCACTGAGTGCCTCCGTTCCTGCGCACAACTCGTCTCCGAGCACAAGACTCTTGTCGTTTGCGCGCTGTAGAATATTACGGAGTTCAGTCATCTCGACGACAAACGTGCTAAGGCCTCGATATATGTTGTCGGATGATGTTATACGTGTAAATAACTGTTGAAAGGGCGTGCACTCAAAGGCTTCTGCAGCCACATACATGCCCGCTTGAGCCATGACGACCGCAAGGCCGATGGCTTTCATGAGGCTGCTTTTGCCAGCTGCGTTCATACCATAAAGCAACCAACCGTTGGGCATTGATTGATCCGTGCCCAAGAGCACATCGTTGGGCACATAAGCGACATCTGATAAAAAACGCTCGATCATAGGGTGCCGTAATCGCGATGCTTTTATATGACTTGCGTCTTGTTGAAATAATATTGGCCGGCAATATGCAAACTCGCTGGCGTTTTTTGCATTGGTCAAGCTTACATCCAATTCGGCAATGGGTCGGACCCATGACTTGACCTCTTTGCTCATGGGTCCACTTGATGTGTTTAGCCATTGCTTGTATGCTTCTGTGCAGGCTGCTTTTAGACGGGCCGCTGCACCAACTGCAAGATCACTTGCTGCAGCGAGCGACGGATGATGCAGACGCACCGTTGTGCTACTAGCACTGATGGGCTTTGCAAGCACCTCGTTCAAAAGGACTCGTAAGTTTGCCGCCAGTGGGGAGTCTGGAACCGGTTGTGCACAAATCGTTTGCCATCGCCGCTTTGTGGTTGTGAGAACATAGCCGTCTCTCTCGTTGATTTCTACCTTGACACACGTAGCATCGCCTGGTACCATGGCTGAAAGTGCATTTGCCACTCGTTGTAAAGCATCAACGCTGGTCATCATGGTATGTTCTAAGGCATCAACATCAGGTAAAATGCCATGTTCGAATACGTTCGTTTTAATGTCAGAAATGGCATACTTGGAGCATTCATCGAGGCGCAAGGTGGCCGTTATCGACTTGATGAAGGTTCTTATTTGTTCATGTGTTGTGGGTGCGCCGACGGCCTGAAGAGCAGCAGCCCCCGCATGTGCTGATGCAACAAGGGTTGGCCATTCCATGGGGGAAAACTGCTTTAGAACTAAACGACGTGCAAGTCGTTCGAGATCTTGAACGGATGCAAGATAACGTCGTGCTGCAGCAGATTGTTGGGGCTCCGCCATGTGCCCGTCAATTGCTTCATAGCGTGCCTCCAACTCGACCACATTTGTTGATGGGTGCATGAGGCGATCTCGCAACAATCTGGCACCAAATGCAGTACTACACCTATTAAGAAGGGCAAGGAGGGGCTTGCCCGAGTCTCCGCTTGCAACAATGTTAAGTTGTTGTGCACTGTTTGAATCAAGGTGCAAATGATGTATGGAAGATAGGAAGCGCGGCGGCTCGAGCTCTTTGGCGAGCATCTCGTTGTGCTCGTGGACAAATTGGAGTAGCGCCGTCAAGGCTACACGGGCAAGTCCCCATGTCTCAAGGCCCAGTGCCTCGCTTGGGGTCAGCAGCCCCGCCCACTTGCTGCAATTAAAGGCATGCTCGAAGGTTTCGTTTTGAAAGGACGGCTTTTCGAATAGGGACGCCATGCGAGGATCGTTCCCCCAATCCTCATGAATACACGTTGAGGAGACGGGGGCCATCATGATGCCGGCTTTGCCAAGAAACACCGCTTCACGCGGGGCGAATACTTGCATCCATCGAGTTACTTCGTCTTGGGATGCATGCACGTTGTCCAACGTAGATGCTGTTTCATAGACAGTTGATGATCCGTTCGTGACATCGATGGCGGCAAGCCCTACGGCTTGCAGGTCCGGTGCACAAGGCAAGGCCACCGTATAAATAACCATGAGGTAGTTGCCCTCACGACGAGTGGCGTTTAGCAGGGTGCCTGGGCTAAAAACGTCCGTCACTTCACGAACCGGGTTAGGCGGCGCCGTTATCTGCTTGACCACTGCGACAGTGTACCCATTTTGCGTGAGGGTTTGAATATGTTTGCTTATAATGTACAGTGGAAAGCCGGCCATGTAAGGGTTCTTTTTGGTGGCTTCTGGAATGGCCTTGTTTTTACGAGTCATTTGTAGGTTGCACAAGTCACAAATGGCCGGGAGATCCGCACCGATCAAGGCGCCAAGGCATTCGTCATCGCCCTCTTTGGTATAAGCATAAAGCTCAAAGAAGTCACCCACTTGCATGAAGATAATGGTTTTGGGACCATACTTCTTTTTGTATGACAAATCATAGTCGATGTAGTCATCGAGAATCATTTTAGCAGTGCACTTAAAGCATGGCACTGCGGTATTACCACATATGTTATAGTGCATTTGTTTAAGTGGTGGTTATCCGGAATCAATGGACTCGAATGAACCATATGAGCCTTACGAACCGACGCCCCCACCAACCCCGGCATGTCTTTCGTGCCCCATCTGCAACGAAGAGCTCCCGATCATGAACTACTTGACCCACCTATCGGAGCGCCACCCTGTGACTCTCGGTTGGATGATTGGGCTCTCCGTGCAGCATGAAACACTTCAATATCCCGACGATATGGATACACCACTTGGTCCTGCTTTATTACTTGGCATGCAAACAGGTGCAGCTCTTGGCTTTTGGGATCTTGGGTATGATGGCACCTTAAGCGGACACCTTGCACAACACTATGATAGCATCTATGGCATCGGACTTGACACTCGCGAAAGCAATGACGAGATTGAAAGCCTTGAATATGAAGCTCTATTGAACATATGTGAAACAATAGGTGACCATGCAGTGGGTGTTGAAAACATAGATGAGGTTGCCCCATTGATGGATAAAAATGAGTACGAAGGGTCTTGTCCGATATGCCTCGAGTTATTGGCTGATTGTGACCATGCACGCCAAATTGCCCATTGCAAGCACATCTTTTGTGGAACGTGCTTAGCGCAATGGCTTGCGGTGAAAAAATGGTGCCCCTTGTGCAAAACAGAGGTGTGTCAAATGCCGTCCACGTCGAGTTCATCTTCTTCTTTGATATTTGAGTCCGCGTCGTCTGGCCGTCCATTGGACTCATGAGCAAACATGACGTAATCATCGGTAAGCCCTGCACCCGTGTTCCACTCGCTCTCTGTGAGCGACTTGACGATGCGCTCGGGCAACTCGTTGCGGTACATCAGGGCGGATACCTCTTCATGGCTAAACTTATGCACAACGTCGGCCTTGTCGACCTCAAAGTCACGCATCGCTAGGACGACAAGATCGCCAGACTTGATGATCACCTTACTTTTGAACTTGCGCATGGACCCCCGAATGCGGGCCATTCGCTTCTGACCGTCCTCACAAAGGGCCATGAGACGTCCGTTGCCCATCATGTCCTTGACAACCCCATACTGTTGGCCCTCCTCCGGCTCAAAGGTCTCGCGTCCCTTGTCGCCCCGCTGAGACCGCTTCTTTGCATTGCGTATGTAACTTTTATACATATCAAGTAGGAAGTACGTGTATTACGTCTGATTCACACTTACATCTTTAAGTGAGAATGGCTCCTAAGAAGAAAGATATTGACGTTATCATCGATGGCCTTGCCGAGGAGTTGACCGACCTTGCAGAGCTCAAGGACAAGCGGCTCGATTTGGTTCTCAAACACAGCGACATCACGGACTACCTCGGGACATTGCGCTCGGCCGAGTCGACAATTGTACAGAAGGGTCTCGTCGAGGACGCAAACCGTGTTCTGATCGCTCACACGCAGTACGCCGACTTCCTCAAGGACGGTAGCCTTGCTGACATCATGTACAAGAACATGAAGGAGTACCTTGCGGGCGTTATCGAGCATTTGCGTGTGTACAAGGTCGAAAAGGCAAACATGGTGGCGCAGATGGCCGAGATCGATGCGAACCTGAAGGCCATGAAGACCACGTCATTGTCACTCATGGACAAGGTGTCGAAACATGTTGTGCCTGTTACTCAGCGTGGAGCTAGGTCTCCGGGTGGGGCGTCTTCGGGATGTGCAAAGTCTAAGAGGCCGAGCAAGCGGTTGTGAAAACATGTAACCTTCCGGAATCTTCAAGCTAAAAGTTTAGACTATTTCTTTTTTGTCCGATTCCCCCCCCTTTTTTTACGGCTCGTGAGCCGCGAGCTCTCAGTCTGAAGGCTCACTTAAAGGTTATTACTTTGTTTACCATGTATAGTAAGTGACTCGCTTCCAAATAATAGCTCTCTTGGAATGCACATTTGCAAGCTTTGTAGTTACACTACAAATAAGAGCTTCAACTTGAAAAGACACACCGCTTGTGTGCACAGATCCCTTGAAAATACAATTGCCGTAAATAGGTGCATCGATGCCGAAAATAGGTGCATCGATACCGAAAATAGGTGCATCGATGCCGAAAATAGGTGCATCGATACCGAAAATAGGTGCATCGATACCGAAAATAGGTGCACAGAGAGTGAAATCAGAAATGACACCAAGAAAATAAAATGCTCTTGCTGCTATAAAACCTTTACACGTTCTCAAAGACTATTGGACCACAAGAGCAAATGCAGTGGTAAATCACACCCTTATGAGTGCGTGCGTTGTCATCACATACTGTCAAGTTTTTGCACTCTTGCCCGCCACAAAAAAACATGTTCCGGAACACTCACATGTGTTTTTCCTGTTGCAAAAGAAAACCAGGTCGAACGGTTGGAGCAGCAAGTTGAAGAGCTTAAACTTCAGTTATTACAACATCAACCACCTTCAACAAATATAAGTACAGGTCATGTCAACAACACATCAATAGTCGGAGACCACAATACAGCTAACATCATAAACATCAATGGTATTGGCAAAGAGGACATTACATTTCTCACAAACAACCCCCGTTTCAAGTCGTTTATGACCAGCTGCATAAAGAATCAACTTGATGGAGTTATGGAATACCTTGAAAAAAAACACTTTCATCCCAGGCATCCAGAGAACCACAATCTTAAAAAGCTCACAAAGAAAGATAGTTTCATGGAATGCTATGATGGCACGAAGTGGCGTTTACGATACTGCGATGACATCCTTCATGATGTCTTTCACAACATGCAGATAGCGTTTGCAGAGTTTGTTGAGACAGCAACAGAAGACGGCAAGTTGAAAAAGGTATGGCTCGATAACTTCATGTCCACCGTTGGAACTCCCCTTGATTGGGACATCAACTGCGACAACTATGAAAACAGTGACAACATGACCGAACGTCAAAAACTACATCTTAAAGAACGCTTGTTCGCCCTTGCGATTGAGCATATTTACAAAAAATCGAAGCAAAAGCACCGAATGGGAAAAATGACGTTGTAATTTACATGTTTCTTTTACACAACAAATCTCGGCACCACCGACATCGTCATGAGCTCCTGAATAAGTAACTTCATGCTGTATGGGATGCGCACTTGAGCAATGTCGGCACCATTTTTGCAATAGCTGCACCGATAAATGCCTCGCTCCGGGTTGGCCGTGCATAGGATGCCGCACTTACGGCACACATACACGCGGAAGAAGTCGCTGCAATCGCTCATACGCTCCTTGATGAAGGCCGAGGCTCCGTGGCCTACGATTGCGTCACGTTCCATCTCACCGAATCGGAGGCCACCGTTACGTGCGCGGCCTTCGGCGGGCTGACGGGTGAGCATCACGACGGGGCCAGACGAGCCACGCGAATTGCCCGTCCACACGGCCTTGCCATTGCGGCGCACCATGAAGACCTCCGATGGCACTTGCAGGCAGTACACGGGGCCAGTGTAATCGTAGAACTCTTCGACTTGCACGTTTTGCGTGTGCACGTGGCTGTGGTTGACGGTCGGATTGACGCGCTTCTTGATGACGCTAAGGCGCCAGACATCGTAATTGCTCACAACATCACGCCCGTCGATGACTGTCGCATTCCCTGCCGCCATATGCAGGGATTTGTTGCTTGTCCAGCCCGCATGAATGCAGAGACGCTGGAAGTCGTCGGCCAACTTCACTGACGAAGAATAGTACACGGACAGATTAGTTTTTGTGTAAAAGCAACCATCGCCAAGTTGCATGGCATGGATGAGGGTCCGGCACTGGCTTGCACTCAGCGACCATGCCCAATCCGGCAGAAACTTGTTCGGTGCACCGACGCTGTAGGGTAGCATGTATGCATGAAGCTGCTTGTTGACAATCTCGACACGCTCGTTGCTCTCCGAGTATGTGAAATTGTAGCACATGTCATCGAGTGCCTGCCCCAATGCAGTTTTGACACGTTCCTTATTGACGCAGATGCCAATACGGTAACGTGTTTCCTCAGCATTGTGAACAGCATACCCTTCCGCCATCCAAATGCCGAAGAACGTTAGCCATGCGTCCATGTTCACTACCTTTGCAGGGTAAGCGTAACGGTTGTTCAAGCTAGCAACCTCAGGCAACACAAACTGGTAGTCAGGCACATTCCACACGGCATCCTTCTTGTAACGCACCATCTTGCCAGCAATGTCCTCGGCTTTGACCAGCCGGTAGTCAGACCAGATTCGCTTACGCGTCTGTAGTCGAGAGACTAGCATGCGATGACCGGCCGTTACGTCCAGGTCGATCCCCTGGTTCTTGATGCGATACATCCGGCCGCTGAAGTCGGGAAACGCCAAGACTGCCGTTGGTTTGACATACTTGAGCTCCTTGTTGTTCACGAGCGTAGCCACCTCATCGTCCATTGTAACATCCTCGATAACCTTCCATCCTTTTCTTGTCATCACTTCGTGACCAGAAGTCATGCAGTGTATTTTATCGCAAACCATGTGCTTCAAGCGCTGGTAGTAAGTCGGCCCGATGAAGATTTCCGTCTTCATCTGCATGCCCGTGCGGCCGTCGTACAGGATTTCGTTTCCATAACGTTCCATGCCGTAGCTCTCGAGGACGTCCGCAAGCTCTTCCATCTTGACGTCCCGGAACGGCGTCGCGTCGCCCTTGGTGCCGAGCATGGTGCATGCCTTGCCCATCAGGCACTCCATGAGCTGGCCAACCGTCATGCGACTCGGAATGGCGTGCGGGTTGATGATGATGTCGGGAGAAATGCCGTCCTTCGTGAAGGGCATGTCCTGCTGCCGATAAACCATACCGATCGTGCCCTTTTGGGCCGCCGTCGACGCCACCTTATCGCCCACCGTCGGCTTCCGGTATTGCCGCAGCCGCACCTTGCAGAAGCGATAGCCATCGGCGTTGAGCCCCGTGTAGTTTCGGTCAACACGGCCCTCATCTCCGCTCTTCATAAAGAGCGACGCATCCCGGGGGTGGATTTGACCATGCACCTTGACGGGCATCACCTTGCCTACAAGAACATCGTTGGCACCGACCCACGTGTTCTCAGGAACGAATCCGTCGTCGCCAAGCTTGTCGTAGTTGTACGCCTTGAGAGAAGTGGTGCCATCCACAACAGGGCGAGTGAAGATCTCCTCCTCACCGGTACTGTGATTTTTGTTGCATTGGTCCCGATAGGACTTGTAGTACGTGCTTGTGAACAGCCCACGATCTATGGCGCTCTGATTCAGCATGACCGAATCCTCCTGATTGAACCCCGAGTAAGTCATGATGGCCACGATCGAGTTAATGCCCGACGGCAGCTTCTCGATGTTCATGTACTTGCTGAGACGCGTCCGCACAATCGGTGCTTGTGGGTAGTTCAGCACATGCGCCATTGTGTCGATGCGCTCCTGGTAGTTGCTCATGTAGACGCCGACCGCTTGCTTTCCCATACTACACTGGTAAGCATTGCGCGGCGCCTGGTTGTGGTTAGAGAACGGAATGTTGACGCCTAGCACACCTAGCAACATAGATGGGTGGATCTCGCAGTGCGTGTACTTCGGCGGCATCGAAACACCCTTGGCCAGGCGCGTGAGGTCCTTAGGAAACATGGCCACCATGCCTTTGTCGAGCTCCTCCACATCCATCATCTCAACGAAGCCCTCCATGGTTCGGCCGTGCTCATGTGCATCGGGGATTTGCGGTTCGGCGACCATGGGAGCCATGAAGGTTGCAAACGGTGCTCCTTTCACTGGCATTGGCGAGCCTTTGGCAAGACGCAACTGATTTTGCGGATCAACGATGAATAGAGGGCGACACATACGCCCGGCCTCTGTGCTCATGGCGATTTGACCCTTTTGGACGTCCCAAACAATAGCCGTGTAAGCCGAAATTGTGCCTGTGCGCTTGGCATGCTTTAGCGCCGCATAGAGCTCGTCTGGACGATCGTGGTAGCCCATGATGTCGCCATTGATGATGACACTAACTACGTGACCAGTGCCCATGCGCGCCAGGAACGCCCGGACGTCCACGGCGCTCAACGTATCGTCCAAGATGCGCACGCCCCAGAGCTCGATTGATGCACGTAGGTTGGCAGAGCTCTGTGCATTGGTGACCTGCGAGCCCATGGCCATGTTCTTCACCAGGCCGACGGCACCGCCCTCCGGCGTCTCGGCCGGGCAGATCATGCCGTACTGTGTGTTCTCCAGCTTGCGCGGCTGCACCAGCTTACCGTTCTTCTCCATTGGCGTGTTGACGCGACGCAAGTGCGATAGCATACTGTAGTACGACAACCGGTTCAGCACCTGTGCCACGCCTTGACGTATGTTCTGAAAGCCGCCAAGGCTCTTGACGCCCCAATTGCCCGTGCTCAGACTATAGCGCATGCCGCTTTCGATGACAGTCTGCTTGAGGAAGCGGTGGACGTTGGATGCACTGATGATGTTCTGCGGTGCAATGGTGCTGGCCCGCCAGACGTGCAGCTCACGCTGGATCAGATTACGCATCTCTTTGATCATCTTTCCATAGCACTGACGGAACAAGTTGCCGATGAGCACACCGGGCGTGTCGATGCGCTTGTGGATGTACGAATCGCGGTTGTCGTAGCCATCATAGCCGAGGTACGTCCGGATCAGCTTGCGTGCCATGAAGCCGAGGTACAGTGCCTTGCGGTTGAACGTGTGGCCGACGTGGGGCAGGAAATCATTCTCCATGAAGGTCTGCAACATCTTGGCAACCACCGCGGGCTGGTCGAGATACTCACGCGGCGTGCCCGACAGGCTCATGGAGCGCTGTAGGATGCGAAGCGCATCGGCTTGCGTGCGCACTTCGCTAGCGTCGTCGGCCGAGGCTGCCAGCTCCTTGAGGACGCGCTTTTGCTTTTCGTCGTCGATGTCGAGCACGATGAAGCGGATGATGTCCTCGTCGTTCTCGATGCCGAGGGCGCGGAACATCGTGAACAACGGGATGTCAGTGCGTAAGAAGGTGCAGGTGAGCCGGATCGTGCGGCCGTACTGGTTCGGCTTGGCGTTCAGGTGCAGGGCGCACGTCTTGGGCGGCAGGAACACGCCGTCAGGCATGGAGCGGATCTCGGCGGTCAGGCCGTCGGCGTTGACGTTGCCGGCGAAGACGACGGTGCGGTTCTCGCTGATGCGATCTTGCGAGATGACGACCTTCTCGTTGCCGTTGATGATGAAGTAGCCGCCAAAGTCGTAGCGGCACTCGTGCTTGCCGTTGCCCTCGGCGGTGCCGGGCATCTGCGTCAGCGTACACAACTTGGAACGTACCATGATGGGGAACTTGCCGATGCTGACGTTGGGGATCGTGGCCTCCTTGCGCTCCGTGATGCCGTCCTCGTTGATGGTCTCCGTGAGGATGTTGACGTCGACGAGCAGGTTGGACGCGTAGGTCAGGTTGTTCATGCGTGCAAAGTGCGGCGTCATCAGCAGCTGCGAGCCGTCCGGCGTCTGGAAGAACGGCTTCGACAGCGACGGGTTGAGGATGCGTATGTAGATTTTGTGCACAAACTCGCGGATGTCCTCGCGATACATGTGGCATATTTGCACGGGGTTGAAACCCCGGATGATCTGACCGAGCTTACGGTCGATGAACTCGTTGTACGAGCCGATCTGATGTTGCACAAGCGGACTCATGGCTTCCGGGCCGCCGCCATGGTTAAAGTACGCGTCCACGACGTCCCAAACGACGGCCTCTGCCAAGGGCGTGGGTGCGGTTTCGGCATGCATGGCATTCATCATTGCACCTCTATGGTATGAGCTGATGTGCTTAAATGGTTTTCACAAGGATCCATTTTTGGGTCAAGTGCATTTCGGTCACGTTCTTCATTCCGGTCTTGGTTTAAAGGGATGACAACCACATCCTAGTGTGACAAATGACGAAAAAAAGGGAACGATGTGCGGAAGGGGCGAACGGCGTGTATGAAAAACACGACTTGGAACATGACTTGGAACATGACGCACATGCAGTAGTCGGCAAGCGCCATCGTGTGACATTGAAGCCGATCGAGTACACACTCTCGAATGGAGCTGTGCTTCGTCTCGATGGCAACCGTAGCTCGTCTCAGTACGCATGCTACGAAATCTCTGTTAAAACCCTTGATGATCTACTGGCATTGGATGCCTTTTATGTTGCAGGAAATGTTGATAAAAGAAAGGTTAGCAATATTCCATTTGCGATCATGCATCGCATTGCTGATCCGATTCGTGAGCTCGACGATCTGGTCGGGATGAAGGACGTCAAGACGCAACTATTATCGATCATCTTATACTTCATACAATTTGGCAAGCAGGAACGCAAGCTTGAACCGATGATATCGAGTGCATCTGCAAAGGCGAATCGTGATACGTGCTCGGGTGGTGACCTATGTGAAGATGCATGTGCAGAAGCAAACATAGGGATCGACGATGACTTCGCCACTCATATTGCACCCGCATCCACCCGCATTGACTTGGCTCGTGATAGCCGTGACATGCTTCACACAGTCGTCTACGGCGGCCCCGGTGTCGGCAAGACGCGCTTCATCAATATCTTGGCGCGCATCTACGCGGCTCTTGGCATTTTGCCGACAAGCAAAGTGACCGTGGCAAAGCGTGCAGATCTCATCGCCGGCTACCTTGGCCAGACGGCGATCAAGACACGAAAAATAATTGAGGCAGCCAAGGGAGGTATTTTGCTCATTGACGAGGCCTACTCTCTAGGCGACGTCGCTCAAAAGGACTCATTCTCACGTGAGTGCATTGATACACTTAACCAAGCCCTGAGCGAGGAAAAGGCCGACTTCATTTGCATCATCGCAGGGTACAAGGCAGACCTCGAGGACCGGTTCTTCAAGTCGAATCCCGGCCTTGAGCGACGCTTCCCATTCCGCATAAGCATTGGTGATTACACAGCAACTCACTTGCGCGACATCTTTGTGCAAATTGTTCGATCTCGAGGATGGGACATCGACGTGAGTGCGGCGCCGGTCTCGCTTTTCGAGGACAATCGCGACCACTTTCGGTTCAACGGGGGCGACATGGAAACCCTATTCACCAAGACCAAGTTTTTGCATGGCCGACGCGTGTTTGGCGGACACGGTGTGATTAAAAAGAAGTTGACGCGCGAAGATGTTGAAGCCGGCATCGAGGCTTTTCTGGACAACGACCACGTCAAGGCCCGCAAAGAGTTGAAGAATTTGATTTCTATGATGTATGTTTGAGCAATTTTATTTTTCAACCTTCGATGATAAAATGTCGACTTTTTCCGACAGATCTTTGATCGCCTCAATGAGAAGGGCGACAATGCGATCATATTTCACAGCTTTATATCCATCATTGCGATTTGCCACAACCTCTGGCAACACCTCTTCTACCTCTTGTGCTATGACACCCACATCATTTCGACGGACAAAGTATCCGTCTTCACCACCGGATCTGTCAATGAAGTCTTGTGTCCAGTCAAATGTCACCCCGTTTAATCGAGAGACCTTAGATAATGCATCCACAATTGGTTTAATGTTGGTTTTTAGGCGCATGTCAGAAGAATAATATGCTGTAACATCATTCGTTGCTCTTATTTCGCCCGATGTTCCGGATGCCGGCGTACCGACTCCGAGCGATCCAAACTGCGCCGACGACCCGGTTGCAAGCGCTTGGCCAATGGCCAAGGAGATTGAACCGGCGCCATTAGTTACAGTGACACCCGTTCCACCAGTTATATTTGCCAATGTATAAGCTGTACCATTGCCTATCAAGAGTTGGCCATTCGTAGGAGTTGTGGCCAGTGCAGTTCCACCTCTCGCTACGGCTAGCGTTCCTGTAGCTATGTTGCCGGCATTCAATTGGGTTATGCTTGTCCCAAAGCCAACAAAGCCGGTTGCTTTTACTTCACCTGCAATTCCGGATGCAGCTATGCCGACTCCCAGCGATCCAAATTGCACGGACGACCCCACCCCAACAGCTTGGCCAATGGCCAATGAGATAGTCCCGGCGCCGTTTGTTACACTGACACCCGTTCCACCTGCAATATTTGCCAGTGCATATGCTGAGCCATTGCCTATCAAGAGTTGACCGTTCGCAGGAGTCGTGCCCAATGCCGTTCCACCTCTCGCCACAGCGAGCGTCCCTATGCCTATGTTGGCCGCACTCAATTGCGTTATGTTGGTCCCAAAACCGACAAAGCCAGTTGCTTTTACTTCTCCCGATACTCCGGATGCCGGCGTGCCGACTCCAACCGATCCAAACTGCACAGACGAACCTGTTGCAACCGCTTGGCCAATAGCCAAGGAGATGGAACCGGCGCCGTTAGTTACACTGACACCCGTTCCACCTGCAATATTTGCCAACGCATATGCTGAGCCATTGCCTATCAAGAGTTGACCGTTCGCAGGAGTCGTGCCCAATGCCGTTCCACCTCTCACCACAGCAAGCGTCCCTATACCTATGTTGGCCGCACTCAATTGCGTGATATCGGTTCCAAAGCCGACAAAACTGGTTGCTTTTACTTCACCTGCAGTACCGGATGCCGCAGTACCGACTCCGAGCGATCCAAACTGCACGGACGACCCTGTCGCAACCGCTTGACCAATGGCCAAAGAGATCGAACCGGCGCCGTTAGTTACAGTGACACCCGTTCCTTGTCCTATATTTGCCAATGCATATGTTGAGCCATTGCCTATCAAGAGTTGCCCGTTCGCTGGAGCTGAACTCGTTCCTGTTCCACCTCTCACCACAGCGAGTGTCCCTAGACCTATGTTGCCAGCATTCAATTGGGTTATGGTGGAGCCAATGCCAACGAAACTGGTTGCTGTTATTATGCCTGTTGTTGATCCACTGGCCGTTAAGTTTCCATTTAATGTAACGTTACTTGTTGCAGCAATCTTCAGAAGCGTAGCATCGTTGGATATGAAGGTCAAGTTACCGCCATTCTCAGCAGTGATGTATGTTCGTTGGTCGGTGCTTTTAACGCCTCCTAGAGAGCCCCATGCCCCGCTCGCATAGCCCTCAAACGTTTGTTGCGTCTTGTTAAACCGCATGTGACCTTGTACAGGAGTAAGTGGCCTGTCCGATGTCTCACCTGCGGGCATAAGCACCGCATCTGTTCCGTGTATTTCAAAGCTAACGGGCGCATTCGTGATTGATCCAATACCCACGAATGACCGTTGTGCAGTGTCATATTTTTTAATAATAAATGCATTGTTCGATAATCCCATTTGATATCCTCTGTTGACGGGATCATTTAGGTCATACATGCGAAAAAGTGCATTCGAGCCGGTGTGTCCAAAGGTGCCCACTTCAGTGCGTGCATCCGTGCACAACACATCCAACAATGATGTTCCTGCAAGCAATTGTCCCGTTGCCATCACACAAGTCCCTTGTCGTAATTGGATATTTAATATTATCTTTACCTCCTGCACGCCGCCAAATAATGCCGTATAAATTATAACTCATTAGCAGCATAGGATGTCAACGGGACAAGCTCTTTTAGGCACATCCTCCTTGGATCTCTTGTCAGTGGATGGGCGGCAGGAGGTTGGGACCTTTGGACACCGGGGAAGTAATGTAGCAGTTCGATTTTACGACAACAACGACCCGATAACAGGAGCTTACCAAGTTGGATTGTCTAACAATGCCTTTACGATCAATAAGTTTACGACCATCGGCGACACAGTGATTGGCATAGGCACCGATCGCCCCATCATCTCGCGCGGTCTCGATGTCGCTGCAGACATCAACATTGGTGGGTCCATTTTGCAAGGTGGAGCCCCCTATATTATGCCCATCACAAATGGAGGCACGGGCTCAAATGTTGCTCCTTCACAAGGGGGGGTCATATATGGAAGCTCTACAACAAGCTATGCATCGACAGTTACTGGAACGATTGGCCAAGCACTCGTCTCCAAGGGAGCAGCTGCACCCGCTTGGGAAAAGATTGGCCTCACAACGCACGTCACAGGCACACTAGGAGTTGGGAGCGGCGGAACGGGAGCAACGGCAGCTGCCGTTCAAGGCGGAGTGATATATGGACTCTCAACATCAGCATATGCATCTACAGCAGCTGGAACCTCAGGGCAATCGCTCATTTCGGCCGGCACGGGAACTCCCGC